AAAGTGATAAATATAGAAAAGAATATTTTAAATTAGTTAGTTTTTAGTGTTAGTTTTTAGTGTTATTTTTTTGAAAATTTTATTAAATTTGATAATTTATTTAAACATATCATACAAAATATATATTGATATGGAAACAATCTTTTGGGAAACGCATAATAATGCTTTATTTAATGTATTTATTCGTGATCTGGGTCAAGGTATTCAGACAAACTTAAAGCATATGATCCTTGATAATGATAAATCTGAACTAGTGGTCACAACAGCAGACGTTCATAAATCTAAAAAACCTAAAGTGATGAAAAAGAAAGATTTAATTATCCAAGAACAAAATATAATTAGAGATGAAAAACTTATCAAAGATGATTTAATGAAAATTGATTACGCGTTTCAAAGTATAAGTGAAAATAATTATATGGAAAAGTTTAATTATCTTAAAACGGAGAAGGGAAAGCAAATCTTTAAAGTAAAACTTTTAGAATATTTCGTGAAACTTCAAAAAGGATCTAAGGGTGTAAAAGGAGCGAATGGTTCTAAAGATTATATGTCTCAAATATTAATTTTATATTACAGTCTCAAATATGGTCAACACGAATACATTTTAGATGATGAAAAATATCTGAAGATTGTGAAGCGCCTGGATAAGAAGCTCTTAGATTGCGATACAAAAAGTTATCTCATGAAAGAATGTAGTGATCTTTTACCTCCATTAAATTTCTGGGACCGAGGAGAATATAAACTTGACGAATGGCAAAAAACGGTTATTCAATTTATTAAACATAAGAAATCTGTGTTAGTGAAGGCTCCTACATCATCGGGAAAAACATTCGTAGCGATGGCGACTGGTATTCTTCATCCTAAAATCTTATATGTTTTACCCGCGAAACCCGTTGCTTTTCAGGTCGGTGCTAATTTTATTAAGATGGGTTATAGGGTTCATTATTTAGTGGAAAATATGGGTCATTTATCTTATGATAATCAAACAAATATCTTTATCGGCACTCCCGATGTTATAGAACAATATTTACCTAAAATCTATACAGAGTTTGATTATGCTGTCTTTGATGAAATTCATAATCTCAATGATATGATCCAATACGAAAATATAATTAAATGTATTAGATGTCCTTTCTTAGCGTTATCAGCGACAATTAATAATATAGAGTTTTTAAAGGATATCTTTCAAAAGATACACCCTGGTATGAATATAGAGTATGTTGAATATAAAAAACGATTTATTAATATTCAGAGATGGATTTATAATGATAAATTAACCGATTTACATCCTTTATCCTGTTTAGACTTATCAGATTTTAATAGTATCCAGTTCATTCCCTTCACTCCTAAAGATCTTATCAATTTATATGAAAGTATTTATGATATCTTTGAACAAGACGATTTAGAAGAAGAAGTTGAGTATCTATCACCTGATAAATATTTCAGCGAAGATAAATTATTAACTCTAGACGATACTAAAGAGTATGAATCATTTATGAAACAAGAATTAGAGAATATCTATGATAAATATCCTAAATATATTACGGAAATTGTTAATAAATATCAGAGGAGACCAGTTGACACGGATAAAAAACCAACTAATGATAAACAAAGTAGTAATAATATAATTCAGTTGTTTAAGGACTGCAGGGGGAAAGATCTCTTACCTATGTTATATTTTCACACGAGAGAAGAAGTATCCAAGGAAATCTTCCTGAATTTATATGAGGATTTACAAAACGAAGAAAACATTAATTATCCTTTTCATTATGATTTTCTTCAAAAGAAAAGTGAACTTTATCAAAAGTATATGGAACGAAGAACTATTCATTCGGATAGTATTAAAATTAAAACTAATGATGCGAGAACTGAAAAAAGTGAAAAGATGAATCGCTATGATAAAGAACAAAAAAATAAATATATTTCGGATATGACAAATTATTATAATAAATACATTTCTAGATGTGAGGGAGTCGCTATTAAGAATTTAATCAGGGAACGTGATGAATTCATAGAAAATCCGGATTTTAGGGATATAGATGTTTTTAAGAAACATCCTGATTTCGTATTTAGTCGGGGCGAACCTATGAGTGGTGATGAAATTAAAAGTATTCGTAGGGAAATTAAAAAATCCATAGGTTTAACAGTTGATTATGAAAATCCTTATTTCCAACTCCTAAAGAGAGGAATTGGTCTCTATGTGTCATCCATGCCCGATGTTTATAATTGGATTTTACAGAGGTTAATGAGTGAACGAAAATTAGGTATCGTTATCAGTGATAAAACCTTATGTTTAGGAATTGATTTACCTATCAGGAGCGTCGTTTTAACAGGTTATAAAGATCCAAATTATACGACATCGGATTATTTACAAATGAGTGGCAGAGCTGGCAGACGAGGTCATGATACTCAGGGTAATATTATCTTTCACAATGTGCCTAATTATTTAGAGTTAATGAAAGGTAAATTACCTAAAATTATTGGGTCAGATATTCATCTTGGAAATAGTTATCAAGTTATTCAAGAACTCAATAGAAATATTAAAACTGATCATTTGAATTGGAAAATCAATCAAGACATTAAAGACAATCAAGACATTAAAGACATTAAAGACATTAAAGACATTAAAGACAATCAAGACAATCAAACTCTAAAGAAGATGGTCTTTCCAGTTAAGATACAAAAGCTGGCATGGAATTTAAGATATTATCATAATTCCGAATATTTCTTAAATGAAATGAATAAGATGGAGAAACAAATATTTAGAATTGATGAAGATAGTCGTGAACTTTGGTTTTATAGATATATCATAAAAAATTTAGCCGGTAAGACCGGTAAGACATGTGAGACCGGTAAGACTGTTTTCAATGAAGATTTATATATTGAGATTTATAAAAGTAACAAGATAAATGACAATGTTGTAGAAGTGATTTCTCATTTATTAGAGATCGGTGAAATTCACAAACATATAGTTAATTCGCTGGATAATACATATATGATCACAAAAAGAACTAGTAGAATTATCTTTACCAAATTACGAACTATTATTTATAAATATAGAGGATTTGAATAAGAATATTATCTAAATTATATATATATATAATGCCATCGCAGAAAAAGATAACTTTATTAGACGAATGTGAGCGGCGGCGCCTTATGCCACCCCCAGGTAAGAGTATAACCAAGGATGTGTTATCTCGTAGAAAAGAACGCCGTACCCATGAAGCGTGGTTGGCTAAAGTCGGTGAACAACTCGTAGAAAATTTAGAGGTGCCTAGAGCCCAATTAAAACCTAAAAAAACTAAAAAAAGAAGAAGAAACCCTACTAAGAAGAAGAAGAAGAAGAAGAAGAAGAAACAAACTAAAAGAAGATAATTATAAATCTAGTTATCTAAGGATGACAATTATGACAAATACAAGGTTCTGACCTATCAGACTTTTCCTTGTTATCGGGTATTTTAGGAACACAATTGACACACCATGATAGTCTATGAACCCTACCGGCACGTGTTTCACTCTTACAATGTTGTCCATAGCATGTACCTGCGACCTTACAATGAAAGAATTGGTGACATCCCTGACAATTAATTTTTATCTCGGGTAATTGAAATTTCATATAACATCCATTACATCTTATTGTTTCTTCTATAGAGAAATCTGGTACAACGGCTATCGGTTGCGGATAAATCCTCTTAGGTCTCTTTTGTTCCCGCTTAACTTTTCTTGTGAAGCACATTTTTAGATGGTTCTTTTTTTAATTCGTATAAACTAAAATGAAATATCAAATTTATTTATATTTTTCTTGTTCTTTTTTTATATTTTTAGTATATATAAAATGGAAACGTTAAATGAAGTGAATGAACTTTTGACTACGAAAATGTGTTCTCCGGTTATTATTTATGGTATCATCCTTGTCCTCTCTATGATTTGTATTTATTTCACGAGGCAGCGATTAGGTAGATATAATACTTTAAAGATGGAGAATTTATATAATATGTATTCGGCACAAGAATTAAAATTCTTATTAACCCTCGGTATCATTATGTATGGTCTTTGTCAATACAATAAAACGGAATTAGCATGGATATTCTTGATCTTCCCGATCATCTATATTATTCTTCAGAATACATTATTATTTGTTCATGTGTCGTCTGCCTTACAGAACGCACCTGCTGAACCAATGATGCAGCAGCAGCAGTATGCTGCTGGTATGAATGCTCCTCTTCTAGGTGGTCAGGGACCAAGCCCACCTATGATCTCTACTCAGGAAGCCCCACCTCCACCTCCGCAGGAATTCACTCTCCCTAAAATGACGAATCAATCCAGCTCGATGTCCAATGGTTTCGGATCCATGATGGGTTCTGAACCGTCTGGTTATTCATTATAAATTCATTAATCCATTATTAAAAAAATGTTTACTATATTATAAAATAATATGGGCTATAATGATGAAAATTTATATGGTGAACAAGAATATATTGAGGAAGATAAAATAAGAATTGAAATACACGCTGTAAGAGACGTGCCTAAACATTATATAGAATTTCACAATAACCAAACTGTTGGAGATTTAAAGGAAAGTGTTTCAAAATTGATGAATATGAATATCGATACATTCAGGTTAGGTCCCAGGGGTGTGAATGAAATGCAAGATACTGATCTTTTAGAAGCTATTGATTGGGGCACCGGATCACAAAAAGTATTTGTAATACCCTTAACAAATATTAATAGAGGAAGTGAGGGCGGTGGTAAACGTCGTAGAAGAAAATCTACTAGAAAGAAAAGAAAATCTACTAGAAAGAAAAGAAAATCTAAAAAGAAGAAGACAAGAAGAAGAAGATAAATTAAATTAAATCACAAATCTATTCATTATAAATTCATATGACAAAGGACGCGATGAAATATATAAAGTGAAAATAATATACAAGTGTATCCTATATATTTTCTCCTAATTGTCCAGAAAGCATGAAAATCATAAATAGAATTCATAGAATTCATATTGAGTTAAGAAACGATAAGAATTTAATATCAAATTTAGTAGAGTTAAGATTCAATTATTTAGATTTAGTCTTTGATTTTCTCTTGAGTTTTTTTA